ATCTTTGCTCTGTTACCAGAGGCAACTGCGTCATCATATACGTTGTTTACGCGATTGCTCATCCTTGCATCTTGCTTGTTCTGTATGGTGCGGTTTATGTTCATAATAGCATCTAATCCGCGACCTGCCTTACCTGCATCATACAGCATCTCAGCAGACCCTTCAGGAACATCGGGGGCACCCACCTGTGATTGGATGTCCTGTTGCAACTGAGCGACACCCTCACCGCGCATCTTTGCTTGCTGTTGCTGTGCGATGCCACGCCCAAAAGAGTCACGCACAGTTCCAGCGTTCTTACCGAAAGCAATTTGCGCGTCAGGTGTTTGTAGCAATTGCAGCTTGGCTTCGGGATCGACGAGTGAGAACATTTTCATAAACGCATCCATCTTTTCCTTGCGTGCCATTTCTTCTTCGCGTTTGCGTTGCTCTTGTTCTTGACGACGCGATTCTGCCTCATTGCTTACCGTGGAGCCAATGCCACCAAGTACACCAAGAAAGCTCATTTAACCATCTCCCCTTAAAGCAACCATTTAACGAGGTCTTTTACGCCACCTGCAATATCTTTAAACAGGTCGTCGTTGCGCTTATCCTTATCCAATTGCAAGCGTTCACGCTGTAAACCAAGTTCCGCTTCCAACTGTTTCTGACGCGAGTTAGCTTCTTTTTCACGTACACCCAAATCACCAATGCCGAGCAGTTGGTCAAGGGTCTGCCGTCCACCTTGCACTTGAGCATCGAGGTTGATGCCACCCTTGCCGAGATTGAACGATGATTGCAGGTTGCCCAAGTTCAATGCTTGATCCAATGCGCGATCTCTGCGTGCCTCTTGGTTGCCTTGCAACTGTAAGCGTTCACGGTTTTGTGATTCACCCAACTGACCAAGCACATTGGCAGTATCGCCATCACCGAGGATGCCCAAGCGGTTGAGTTCTTCTAACTGTTGATCTTTGCTCTGCGCTTGCTGTTTTTGCAAGTCAGCAAGTTCTAACTGTGATGTTGCATTAAAGGGATCATCTTGCAATGTTGCATTGAGGCGATCTTGGACAGTCTTAAATATGCCTGGGTCATTGACGTTATCGGTGAAGTTGATGCTCTTATCATTGCCGAGCAAACCACTCAACACATCACCAATGCTTTGCCGATCACCGACAGCATTTTGAATATCTTGTAATCCAAAACCCACATCCAATGGCGTACCCGCTTCACCAAAACGAGCACCTAACCGTTGGTCTATGGTGTCACCGAATTTAGAGAAACCAGTAGACAGATCATTAACGCTTTGACCAATCCGCGAAAGACCATTGGTGGGATCTGTGAGCAACCCTCTAATACCACCGAGATCACCACTAATATCTCCCTGCGTACCTGCAATATTACTTAATCGGCTCAACAAACTATTTGGATTGCTCTCTCCGAAAAGCCCCGATTGGATATTGTTGATGCCACCATCAAAACCTGTCAACCGATCAGCAAGAGACTGGCCACCAAAATCTGCGCCCGTTAACGCAGACTGAATATCTTGCTGAGACAGGGGAGACCTAAATCCACCTTGCGACGATATTGCGTCAATGATGTTCTGTTGAGACAGGGGAGATGCCATATTGTTGAAGCGTTGGTCGATCAAGTCTTGGAGCCCACTATTGCCACTGCTTATCAGGTCGCCAAGAAATTTCGTCTGCGTGCCAAATGCGCCAAGTTGCCCATCTCCACCGAGCAACTGACTCAACAAGTCCTGCTGTCCACTGCGCACACCAGCAAATGCGCCACCTTGTTCACCGTCACCGAATAACTTTTTAAGCAAGGCATCTTGTCCACCGAGTATGTCGCGTTGCCCCGATTGCAGTAAGCCTTGATTGCCGACTATTGTCCCCTGATTTGCTCCAAGTATGCCCTGATTATTGAATAACGCTTGCTGGTTAAACCCAATATCGTTCAATCCACCACCGATAGTGTCAAAGCGATCACCAAGATAGTTCGTGAAACTGCCCTCATTATTGCTGAACAATCTACTTAACAGAGCATCAGTGCCCACGCCTACACCCACACCAGCACCAAGGTTATTATTGTTGCCAAAATTACCAGGTGCAGGGTAATAACCCTGAAAACGTGGGCCATTGGTGTATATCAAGTCATCTGTTGGATCATTGCCGTTTTGTGTTACATTGGCACCCGTAAAGTCTCCAGCGACAGGGTTAAACCTATTAGTATTTGATGCCTGTAAATAGTCGTTAAAGTTGACGGTTCCGTCACCATTAAGGTCATACCGAGGGTCTGTTGTGTTAAATGCTTTTTGAAATTCATTGGGGTCAATGCGAGGTTGAAAAGGCAACCCTGTCTCTTGCTTATTTATAACACCAATATCCGTGGTAACATTCTGTGTGGTGGCAGGTTTCTGTGCCACCTGTTGCGGGGGAGGAGGAGGGGGTGGTGGGGGAGGAGGAGGTGCGCCACCTTGCGGATTAAACACGGCAAAGTCGCCATCTTGTGAGAAGGTGCCATTGACACCATTGATATTCTTTGTCTGCCCAATGTAATCTCTAAATTGGGGATTGTAATTAAGGTTATAGCGTTGGACTGCCACCTTAGACGACACCTGCCCTTCGTGTGCGTGTTACGCCAATACTGCGGAATATAGAAGTGATCTTTCTGAGAACCATCTTCTCGTTACTATTTGCGTTTCTAAACTTTATCTGTATATGTGGCCCATATCCCGTTAGGGGGATGTCGTCATTTGCCACGAGGTCATTACCACCAATTACAGAGGTGCCAATCTGAAAACTACCGATAGCATCTAAACCACCTGAAATAGTTATCGTCTTTGTTCCACTTACCGATGTCGGGTTAGAAAAGGTGATCTGCATTTCATAATTTCCTGCCACCTCATACGAGATTTTAGAGAACAACCACCGCACCTGTGATGCTTCGTGATCTGGTGCGCGTGATGATGTCATACCCCAAGCATCTACTGCTGTTGTTACTGACCCATCATCATCGTCAACATTGGTTCCTGCGTGGGTATGCACATATCCATCGTATGATCCTGCGTGGGGCTTTTCATTGATAATTGCACCGCACGCTCTTGTGACACCCTTAAATGGGGGATACCATATCTTCTGTCTATAATTGAATATCATTATGTGATTCATCGTGGTCTGACTGGCACCGTAGGGGAGGAAGAACCATACCTCATCACGTGCCTCATAGACCAACGAGAAGGCATTACTCAATGCAGAGGTGTTCACATTGTTCCAATACCTGTCACCGTCTAATGCTTGTGAAATCTTTGTGCTTGACTCACCATCAAATGCGAAGATGCCATTGTTGCGAACATATACTTGCACCTCTCCGACACCTGTTATTGTCACCGTTTGTATGCTTCGCCCTGCAACTGTTCCTTGAGCACGCTTTGGTAGGCGACGATATGGCACTGTTGCATTGCCCGTAGGCACCAACATATTGATGCTGTCCTTCGTGTGGATAGCGAGAGAATCCCCAAGACGCTTCAGCCCCGTAACAGTCTCCCCAATATTGTAGAACGCTGTCGCATCCCACGTTTCTATGTCCCCTGCGTCTGATCGCCATACTCTCCCTGCGCTGACGTTTAGGTTGCCAGCAAATGCTCTGTTATCAAAAAACTCCCAATGCTTTGCAGTGGTGAACCGCGAGTCCACATCAAGGGTTGCAAGGTTGCCACCTGCCGTTGTCCACTTGACAATGGTGTCACCACTGTTGCCGTTATGACCGATGAGCGTGCCATTGGCATCTACCAACTCGTAATACTGCCCTGCGGTCATCGTGGCACTGCCTGAACGGTCTGTCCACGTACCACTGACATTCTCGTAGAACTTATCGCCGACCATTGCATACTCACGCTCAGATGACGCACTAAACTGATGCTGACCGATAGATGTGACCACAGCACCACTGTTTAACTGCGCATCTATGAACGGTTCTGTGTTGGGTCGCTTCTCAGCACTCCCATCAGGGTTTATGCGTATGTTCTGACCGTCATACAGCGTATCTGGCGATATATCATCAGATGGGCGACTATAATCCACACCACCAATGAACGGGCCATATACGTGAGGGTATGCGTTGTTCATCCGAGCGTTGTCACCTCAAAGCCAAAGCGACCTGCATTAAGGTCAGCACGACCAAAGCGATAGATACGATTGCCATCTACCACATCACCATCTACTGCTAAGTTTTGCTCAATAGCACCTTCAAACAGGCTCAACTCTTGCGCTTCACCTTCCAAGTCACCGAGTTCACCCTTATACCGTGAGGCGATGTAGTGGATCATTGCATTTTGCGCCCACAGTGGCATAGTCGTTGCAAGGTCTGTTGAGTCATCAGATGCCGACTTGTCAGCGATAAATGCGTAATAGCGATATGATATTGTTGTTGACGAGTCGTCAGGTAGGGGATATAAGTCCACTTCCCACACACCTGTTGTTGCGTCTATACCACTGACGAATACAGCGCGTGGATCACCTGTTTGATCTCTGTCGGGGTCTAAGGCATCCACTTCTTCAGGTGACACCATTTGCATAGGCGCATTGTATGTCACGTTCACAAAGGACAGGGGGCGCATCACATCACTTGCAAGGTCATAGGTGCGCTGATCTGCCACAGTGGTAAACGTGGTGCGCTTAAACAACCACGTCCACGCTCTACGTGTGCCGAGGTCTGTCGTGCCAGTGTTGAAATAGTCACGCGCATTGTTCTTATACACAGATGACGAGTCATCAAGACCCACTCTGCGTAGGGCGATCTGCAATACTTTGGTTAATGTCAACCTGTCAACACATCCTTATAAGGCACTAAAATCAGCAAGTGTGGCAGTCTTTGTCGTGCCACCCGAATCTGTCAATTTTACCTTGAGATCACCCGTAGTAGAGTCCATCCAAATAATCGCTTCACTATTAGGAGGGTCAGGTGGTGTGTCATCCACAGCTACCAGTGATACGCCCTCAAAATTCATCAAGGTGCCATCACCAGAAAAACTCACCGCGTCTACGTGATCTCTTTCCATTACATCCTTGCCGTTGCAATCATTTCTTTGAGGTCGTCTTGCGACTTGTTATCCCAAGACTGCAAATTGCCGTCTAACCATTGCTGGTGATAGGCATACACAGCATCTTCACCCATCTCCACGATATGTTCAGGAGGTACAGGCAAAAACCCTTCGGGTTGCGTAGCACCACCCGTTGCAAGTGCAAGGTTTTTCACTTCTTCTTCAGTGACACGCTTCTTGCGACGCAGAGCAGGTTTGGTGATCGGTGATGCGCCCAACGCTTTGATGAGCAGTGATTTCTTGTCATCACTCATATTAGAGAGCAACTCAATCAGCTTATCAGATGAGTCATCGGGAACGCCCAACTGAGGGATGGGCAAGTCATCATTTTTGTTTACTTCTTTTGCATCGTTTTTTGAGGCCATTGTTACTCCATAGAAAGGGAAAGTGGGTGAGGCCACTTGTAATGGCCTCACCCGTTTCAACTATACAAACTGAACTGCACACGTCACAGGCGAACCACTGTCTGCCTCAAGTGCGTAAGCGAACACCAAATGCTCCTCACCAGCAGCAAAGGTGTCAGCCTCTCCATCAACAGTGTGACCGATAATCGCTTCACCTGCTGCAACTGAACCATCAGAGCGCACAGTGCCGAAGGTGCCAGGTTGACACACTTGCACCCACGCATATGAAGCAGCAGAGATGTCCACAGTGCCGAGTGCAACAGCACCCACCATAGCGGTCAAACCTGATCCACCCGAAGCGTCAGATGTGAAGTTCGTCCCTGTAGTGTTTGCAGGGTAGAGCACCTCATTGACCGCGACATCTTGGTCAACGATTTCAACAAACTTGTACAGTTTGCCATCTACCCACTTCATTTCACCCAAGTCAGCAATCCCTTGGGATGTCGTAGAGGTGTATGTATCCGTCAATGCACCACCACTGATACCTGCTAAATCTGTACCCACTAAAGATCACCCCCTCGATTAGCTTAATGTGTGACCCACGCCAAGACGACGGGAGTTATTGGTAACGAATTGACATCCCACAACCACGAAGCATACTTTGGCTAATTGGTTGTGAGGCTCTTTGAACGGTGTCTTTGCAAAGTTCAAACCCTTTTGAATCTTGAGTTTGAGATAATTGCTGTTCAAGCAATACATCAATGCAGCACCGCAGTCACGGTCATACCATACATCTGAGCCACGAAACTTGAGATTACCACCTGTTCCTACGCCAGTGGCCTTGTTCTGCTCTACACGGGCGTAACCAGTGCCCTCAAGGATGCTCTCGTACTGACCATAGAAGGTCAAAGGCATAATGTTGGCATTGGGCTTGATATTGCCAGATGAGCAGTTGTTAAACAGTGTTCCCCAGTTCTTCAAGCCCGTATAAGAGGGGGAAGAAGAAGCATCAAAGTCACCAATGCTTTGCGACTGATTAGCCCACCACGTTTCAGCAGAACGGGAGATACCACCGACGCTGTTGGTAGATGTAGCAGCTACCAAGTCTTGCAATCCCAAAATGGACTTGCCACTTTGAGCGGAGAACAGTGCAGCGTTGATGGAGTCACGAATCGTGCTCATCGACTGTTCAGTTTTTGCCACCAACAATTTCTTGGCAGAATCGGCAGCTTGTGATTCTGTTTCTTCTGTCAAAGAGATGGTGATGGGAACAGCGATATAACGCCACGGATAAAATGCAGCCGTGATACCATCGACAGCATTGGTGTTGAGGGTGTCATAACCTTCAAACCATTCTGCCGAGTTCTTACCATACATCAAATCCTCACGGATTTCTTTGCCACCATTTTCTACTTCTACCTTCCCTGCCTTGCGCAACCACGCAAGGGTAGGGTATTCGTCAAAGATGTTGTCGGTCAGACGCTTGCGATGTGTACGCATCGTCAATGTCCACGCAGCATCCCAACTTTCAGTTGTGCTTGTTGCAGCCATTGGGAGTCACCTCACTATTATTGAAATCCGAGCTTCTGCAACTCCGCCACCAAATCTTCATCCGTCATCTGCACATTCGCGTTACCATTTCGTGGAGAAACGCCCCCATTAGGGGGTGATGCTACTTGCCGTTTTGCACTGGAGATAACTTGTTGCTCTTGCTGTTTGAGTGCTTCAGATTGCTGATTCCGCACACCAGAGACAGACTCATACGCTTCTTTTACTGTGAAGTTCTGACCTGTTCGTGGGTTGACAACGGAGATCAATGCTTTGATCTGTGGTGCATAGTTATCCACATCATCCTGATATGCCTCACGCGCTTCAGTGATCTGCTGTTGCAGAGTCGATTGCTGTTGCGTTTGACGCTCTTGGATGAACTGCTGAATAACGGGAACCAACTGTTCAAACTGTGTCAACTTTTCCGTTAACGGTGAAACGTTTTTGTTAATTAATTTGTTGACCACTTCGACAGCAGCTTGCTGTTCTGGTGAGAGATTGTCAAACTCATCAGGTTGATTCGCTCTCATACCATCACGCACAGCATTGGTGAGCACTTCAGGTTTAAACGCAGACTGCTGTTGCTCTTGCAACTTCTGCAACTGCGCTTGCAAATCGGCTTCCTTGCGCTGCGTATTCGCTCGCAAGTCTTTAGCCATCTTTTGATACTTCTCCACAAAAGGACGGTGTGCTTCGGGGATGTCGTTGATATTTGCGCGGAGCAAATCGACGCTCGAAGGGTCAAAGTCCTGTGAACTATTTTTTGCTTCTGTTCGTGGGTGTTGTCCGCCTGATGCAGAGGCTGTGTCACGAGTATCGCCTGCAAAATCGCCCACCAAGTCGGCAGCAAAATCGTCGTCAGCGAGGTCGCTATCAGGTATCTCATCAGATACTGCAAGGCCACTATCTTCAGCCATTTGTTTAAATCCTTGTTATAGGGTTTGTGATGCTTTCCGTATAATGCTTACGGGGTCTTTGTCTAACATCTTATCCGCTTCTTTGAGGGCATCTTTTTCATTGTCACTGTCTAACCAGTAGGCATTGTCCAATACCTTCTTGCCCTCTTTCTTTTGCTTCCACGCTTCGTGCAGATGTATCTCTGCTGTCGATGCGCCACCTTCTTTCCAATCTCCTTCTTCGCACCCCAACATTTTCAGCTTCATCTTCTTATCCGCAGCAGATGTGTATGTCATATCAGTCTGCGGATCGTAATAGGGATAACCACTGTCAGAAAAGCCGACGATATGGTCTGCGTAGTCTTGCTCCATCTTTGCAGTGCAATAGGGGCAAGGGATTGTCTTGGGCAAGTCGGTTATTCTGTAATACTGATCGAGCAGGGTGTGACCATTGCCACATTTAAAGTTGTATACAGGCATTAAAGTGCGTTAGCCTCCACAGCTTGATCTTGCACCACGTTAGAAATTTTCTGAGCATTTGAGCGCACAGTACCCATCAAACCTTGCGCATTAGATGCTTCTGACGGTCTAAACTGTCGCCCCTGTGTGCCACCCTCTTGTTGCAACAATTGCTGGTGCTGTTGGTTATGCTCTTGCACCGCTTGCTGAATAGCCTGTTGCAACTGTGGAGGTGCTTGCTTAAACTCAGGAGATTGGGCGATCTGGTTAATATCTTGCAGTTGCATATGTGTTTGGTGATTCTGCCCAGTTTGTGGGGGTATGTTCTGCCCACGTAACAGGTATGCCACATTCTCCATCTGCGCGAGTCCTGCTGCATCAGGGTCAATGGTTGCCTGAAGCAACTTATTAAAGTTGACCTTGCGGAAAGCACCACCAAGCAGTTGCGTGACCACTTCTTTGCGATCAATGGGCACAGGTGATGCGATGAGTCGGTCATAGAGGGCAAGGGTGTCGTCACGCTCAAGTTGCTCGTTGAGCACTTGCATACTGCCAGCGTCTATCTCTATGTCATAACGCAACCCTGTAAACCAAGCATCCTCAATGACTGCTTCGAGGTCGGGTTCACCAAATCGTCTGAGCACCACAGAGAACTTTTCGGGTCTATACCTTACATCTGACCACATAGCCAACAATGACTCTGTTGCCCACTTGTAAAAGCCTGCAATGGGCACCTGCATCCATTCTCTGTTGAGTTGGGCATCTGTGGCGCGTACAGCCGCTTCTGTTGCTGTTCTACCCGATGGGGGAGACACTTCAATGATCTGCCCCTCATAAGCGAGAGCATCACGCTCTACCTGTATCTGGTCTTGCGGAGCACCACCAAAGTCTAACGGCATCAACGCCCTGTCGGGATTGTCGAACCAGTGGATGTCACCGTCTTTAGATTTTGACAGGTTATCTGGTAAGTTGGGGTTCTGTCGCTTCTCTGCCTTGTTGCCTGCGATGATGCGATTAAACCGCTTGAGTAAGTCTGTTCTGCGTGACAATGACTCCACAATGATCTGCTCAACAGCTTCTTCATAAGCCATCATCGGCTTACCCCAAAACTTGTCGCTCATATCAAAGGCGAAGGTGTAATAGGGGAAAGCACCGCGCAATAGGTACGACTTCTTGGGCACGACTCTTATGGTGCGCTCTTGGCCCGTCATAGGGTCTTGTTGGGTGACGCGATCAACCTTAAGCATTGGGTGAGGGATGTCCTCAACGGGTTCCTCTATGCCATTGGCAAATACGATGCGTCTACGGTGAACCCTGTCGTGGATTTCGTATAGGAGAACATTTTTAGACAGTTCACGCTGTTTATGTTTAACGTGCTCATCTGAGCTTTCGTCAGTGTTCTCACCATCTGCATAGATGTTTGTGAGAAATGTGTCATCAAACTCAGGATTCTTTTGTGATAGGGGTCTAAACTGATTCTTAAAGTTTTCAAAGCGGGGGTCAGACTTAACAAACTCAAGGGGCACCATCATACGCTCAATGACGTATTCTGCTGTTCCGAGCTTGTGGGGGGCACATAGGGGGTCTACAATGATGTTGCGAGGGTCTACGCGGTATATGTATGGGAAGTCTTCCAAGATGTCATCGTGTGACACGTAGGGCATCACAGCATCATCACCTTGAGGGTTGTAACCGACCTTTAAGAAGCCACGATAGCAAAAGAGAGCATCAAATGCTGCCTGATGGATTTCCTCTTTAGCACCCATCGCCTTGAGCGCATTGTTCACCGCACGCTCAATGACTTCCTCTGCATCGTTATACTTTTGCAGTATCTCGCCTTGATCAACACTGGCAAAGATGCGTGGGTAGTTGTAAGCAATAGAGGCAATGAGGCGACGCACAAGGGGGTAGAAGCGCGACACCTTCTGCACCTGGTCATCTTCTAACCCTGCCACCTTTAACTCAAGGTTGTAGCGTTCTTGTAGTTGATCCCATTCTTCACGCTTGGGCTTCATCCACTTTTCACCGTTGTCGATGATCTCACGCCACCGCTTGACCTGTTCTTCCTTCAAATGCCCACCTGCTTAAGTGTTTACGGTTAAACTGATTAAATATCTGTCGTGCTATGGGATGGCACAATCGGGATCACTCGAACCCAACTTTACTGATTAGGGGGTGTTAAGCATTGTCCAGAAATTTGACCCTGTTTTTCTGGATAATGTCTCCGCTTACATCGCTAATGCTTGCAAGTTTCCTTCGCGTGCTAACTTGAGCACGTTAGAGCCTAATGTGGGGTCTGTATTTGCGCGATCTATGACACCACTGAACGGAGACCACGTTTCGTCCAATATGCGCCCCAAGAGGCTGAGTGTGTCTACAAAGTCATCGTGCTTGCCAGAGGGGAAGTGTAACAACTCGTCAATGCAATCATCTGTCCAACCAGCGTGGCGAGGGAAGTATACCTTGCCCATACTCATACGACCACGAATAGACTGAGCACGTTGCGCTTTGCTCTTTACAGAGGGTAGAGAGTTGATATTGCAGTACGTATTGGTCTCAGTCATCCTCTGCCGTAAGAAGGGGCCAACAGATTTCTCTATCTGCCCTGTCTCACCAACCCACTCAACGGGTCGCCACTGCTTCATCAGGTTGATCTGTGCATTTATCCACTCTTGCGTGCCTGCCTGCTCACGATAAACGTCTAAGATGTAAATATCTGCGTTGGGATCGACACCAAATACGGTATGCACCGTGTAGTCGCCACCCTGCTGAGTAACAGCATAGTCAGATGTGGCATATATCGTCATATTCTCAGTGGCAGGGCGTTCATCGTAGAACTGTATCCACTCTTTGCGGAAGAAATCACCCTCATCTGGTGTCGGTTTCTGCTGATACAGAGCAGACCAGAAACGATTACCGCTACCAGAGGTAAGTATTCGCTTAACTTCTTCCAAGCGTTCCAACGGGTACTTCTCAGGCCACAGTGCCTCACCCTTGTTACGCCCAACAGGATCATCGTCACCGTCACAGATAGCAGGGAGGGAAATAATTTCCCACTGCTCACCATCTTTCTCTGCAACTTCTAACAATCTACCAGAGAGGTCGTCTTGATGCCACCGTGTCTGAATAACACAGACGACACCATTGGGCATCAGGCGCGTTGTAGCGACAGTTTTATACCAATCCCACACATTATCACGGATCAGTTCACTATCAGCTTCCTGTGCGTCCTTAACAGGGTCATCGACCAAGAATAAATCAGCACCATAACCAGTAGCACCACCTTGAACACCTGTGGAAAGGTATACACCACCTTGATTCGTATGCCAAAGATCAGAGGCTTTAGAGTCGGGAGCGAGTTCGACATTTGGGAAAAGTTCGCGATAGTCGCGGGTATCTATGAGGTTTCGTACTTTTCTCCCAAAACTCTGAGCCAAACGTGATGCGTATGATGCAATGATAACTTGATGCTCTGGAAACTGCCCCATATACCACGCAGGGAAGCGCGTAGAGGCTATTTCACTTTTGCCGTGGCGAGGAGGCGCAAATATCATCAATCGCTTAATGTCGCGCCTTGCAAGGCTTTCCAACTTACGGCAGATCAACTTATGATGCTCTGCTGCCGCGTAATTTGGAAAGGTATACCGAACAAAGTTTAACAGGTGCTTGCGTGCCTGGTATTTTTTCAGAAATTCTAACTCTTCAATGGTAGGCAGATCAAGTCACCCCTTCAAATTATATCATCTTTGATATAAAGTATACGAAGATGGGAACTTTTTGTCAATATCGGAGTTTAAATATATGTTTTGAGTTGACAAATTGAGCAAAAATAAGTATTATTTATCTACACATTGTCAAGTGGATTACCTATACGGGATCGCACAGAATCACAATGGAATAGGTTAATGATGTCGGACAGAAATGCAACGGAGCGTCATTAGTCTTGATAGTAGCTCTCAACTTGGGGCAGGACGGAGAGAGCAGGCCAGTGTAAGAAGGGGATGGCCGAGTACTGCGGTGCTATGACACTGAAGATACCCCTTAGACCTATTGCTCATAGTGTAGATAGGTGCTTATCCAGTGAAGACGCCCAACTGGCTTACAACATATACTGGCTCTAAGCGTACACCCTACCTCGGATTTAGCTTACTCCGATGGGTAGGGGAAAGTGTGCGCTTAAGCCGAGTTCAACAACCCACCAGCTTGTGAGTTGAACTGATAAACAGATGCATTAGATAATGGGTTAATCCGATGCACCAGATAAACAGATAATCAGATCACCTGTTGAATAGTGTACACAGTTAACGGGTATAACGGTAGCCTCTTGATTCAGTTCAGGGGGCTATTTTTGTGCTCGGTAGTGAAATAGGGTAATAGAAGCACTAAAAACTTTTTGGCTCATCACACATTTAAACTTTCTTCGATTTCAGCAAGCAACGCTTTAGCCCTCGCATCAGATTCCGCACTGTCCAACGCATCCGCCTTGTTCATATTTTGATAATTTACCATTACCTGTGATGCACGTATCTGTGGCAACACTCGCTCAATGAGCAACTTGTTTGCTGCCAGTATCTCCTGCACAGTAGGAACCAACCCATTAACATTTTGCCCATTAGCAACAGCAAACAACTCTCTAAAGCCTTCTGTGGCCTCTATGATGTGTCTCTGTATGCCACGATAGTCTCCCATCGACATATCTTCCAATAATCGCTGCAACTCATCCTGCTTACTTTTGATAACACTTTGCATAACATATCCTTGTTAATTGTTGACCGATCAGTCAAATAAAGATATGCAATTATTGCACACAAGTCAATGATAAGCGTGTAAGTAGTATAACTTGGTATAGGTGAGCGTGGATGATGAGTAGCGCAGAGTGACCCGTGTAGTCAGTTTATTGCTGCGAGAGCATAGTTGATGTGTTGATAAGGCTAACTCGTATAATTCCAATACCATTTTTTGGTGCGAGAGTATAGGGGGGGTTATGATTACGCTTCTCATTGCGTGATCGGGTCACCGTGTCGGTAGATATCGGTATTAACAGCATCAACCAACAGCACCCACACCACACACCAAAGCATAAAGGAAAAAAACCTAATGTCAAATTGTGGGTGCTTCGCACCACTAATGCGCGTGACGCGCTGAGGTGGGCGCGCTGGGGTTCGTGGTGGGCTGTGGTGGCTGTGGTGCATCGTGGGGCAATGGTGACGCGCTGGTCGTGGTGCGCTGGTGCAATGATGAGCGGGTGCAATGGTTGACACAGTTAACGGGTGCTATGGATTAGCCAGTTGAACAGGCCAGCCACTGCACAGGCTGACAGGTGAGCGTAAAAATATATCATAATTATACACAAAAAGTAAATAATACTGTTGACTTTTGATGTGGTATGATGTATATTTATGATAGTTGGTTAACGCGGTAACATATTGAAACGGTGCAACTTGCGCCACATATGAAAGGGTGAGAAGATGACACAGTTTACAGACACCATTGAATCAAGTGACGACTGGAAACAAGAGTGGCGCGTTGTTGGTATGGATGAGTTAAAAGAGATGTATGCGGATAGCGTTAAACTTGGCGGATATGCGCAATCTTTTGAACTGTGGCTTATTGAAATAGTGACACACGGAGATTTCATTAAATCGGATGGTGTATACTATCTTGAACGTTAAACTTGGCGCATTTCACCAACTGAGACACACTTGTCACACTGTATACCTTTTGCAACACTATAGTATTGATACGTGCGCAATAGTTACCACACGCTCACCATATCACACAAAATAAAATGTGCGTTTGATCATTCCAGTGATCAAACGCACCCAATCAGCCCACAAAGGGGCATCGCGTAACACAAAGCATAATATAAGGGGTTTACACAATGAAGGCAAGTATCAGCAGAACTTTTCAAATGAGATTAGCTGTCGCAGCTTCAGAAATGAATATAGGTTTCATCAAATGGCATCTTTCGCGAATGTCGGAAGAATGTGCGCCAAATAGCAGTTGGGCGCGTGAATCACATAAACTTTATGCGTGGTTGTGTGATATGTCAAAAAATGCACCTTTTACAATATTTAGTAAGGGCAACAGTAAACTACCGTTTTTCTCTTTCTCTGCGTTGCCCATTGTTACTTGTCCAGGAGCAGGTGCGTGCGCGACATATTGCTATAGTTTGAAAGCTTGGCGTTATCCAAGCGCATTTTTTAGGCAATTACAGAACACGATACTTGTAAAAACGCAATCTATGCAATTAGCACAAGCCTTTTATGCATTGCCAAAAAATACGGATGTTAGATTGTATGTTGATGGTGATTTTGACAGCGTTGAGACTGTGAATTATTGGTTTGGACTTATTAAAAACAGGTCAGACTTGCGCGTATATGGATATTCCAAAAGTTGGAATGAATTATTGCAGTACAAGGGCGTGTACCCTACAAATTATAAACTTAACTTATCAAGCGGGCACGCACACACAGATGCAACAAAGCACAAGGTAACACAGCTACCAATAACAAGGGGCGATTTTACAGCTTTACCAGTAAAACAAGAGAATATTGGAAAATACAAAACAAAAGGTTACTTGGAAGACTTGCGCACTTCAGCAAAGTCTGCAGGAATTAATAAATTTTTCGCTTGTCCTGGCAAGTGTGGAACCTGCACAAAACAAGGGCACGCCTGCGGTAGTGATAAATTTTCCGATATTCCAATACTGATTGGCATACACTAAAAAAGGGGCACGCTATGACACACGCACAGATCAAACGGCAGCTCGCTTGTGCTCAAGCTCAAATGGGCAACAATAGAGAGCGCATCAAAGCAATAGAGCGCGAACAAGCCACACTTAGACGGTTATGCGTAGAACTCCGCTCGATGTTACTTGATGCACCCGAACAACTTAAACACGTAGCTTAAGGAAATAAGACAATGAACCA